TGCTGTTCGACGCCGGCAATCGCAAGCTGGGGCCGCTGTTCGTCGGTGTGAAACGGATCAGCATTCGCAAGCGATTCGATCTCTATCGCATCTTCGCGCAGGCGGCTGCGCACATGACCGAATTCTACGAGAAACGGATCAAGGGCTGATCATCGATGGCCAGCAAGACGATAAGCCAGCGCATCACCCTCGAGGGCGGCGATGACATCAAGAAGCAGCTTGAAGCGCTCGGCAAGGCCGGCGAGGCATCCTTCAAGCAGATCCAGGACGCGGCTGAGAAGACCAAGATCGATCCGGCGCGCATCGATCAAACCAAGCAGGCATTCAACAATCTTAGCACCGCCGGTGCGCAACTAGGGAATCAATTCAAGGCGCTGGCCGAAAGCGTCATAGGTTTTGGCAGCCAGGGGACGAAGTCGGCCTTGGATGTCGCGACCGGCTTGCAGAAGACCGCCGCCGCGGCGCAGCAGGTCGGAAGCTCGTTCGTGCAAGCCAACCAGCAGATCAGCACGTCCGCAGAATCTGCCGGGGCCAAGCTCATTTCGGCCGCCACCGCTTTCAAACTCGCCGCTGCCGGCATTGTGGCCGCCGCCTTGGCGATCGCCGCATCACTGACCAAGGGGGCGGTCGAGAGTGGCGCCGCGCTGGTCGATCAGGCCGAGAAGTTGCATATCACGACCGAGGAATGGGTGAGACTGCGCGAGGCGGTCGTGAACTCGTCCCTATCGAGCGACGATTTTGCAAAATCATTATCCAAAATTTCCCAACTGGCGAACGATGCGAAAGAGGGGATTGTTCAGCTCAGGGACGGAGTCACCGAAGAGGCGCACAAGGTCGGCGACAACATCGTCACCATCATTCGGATGAACGATACGCTTAGCGATACGAGAAAAAAGTCCAGCGAAGCCGCGTCGACGCTGCGCCAGCTCGGCATCAGTTGGGAGACCATTCTAAGCGGCAACACGATTGAAATCATGCGGCAGGCTGCGATCGCCATCAATAATATGAAGGATGCCGCGAAGCAGGCTGAACTCGGTGTGAAACTCTTTGGCGATAACTGGAAAGAAACGATCAAGATTCTAACCTCAACTACAAAACCCATTGACGAAACGGGCAAGTCGTTGTCGGAGCTCGGCAAGCTGCACCGCGATATGTCGGCCAACTCGGCCAATCTTGCTAAAGAGCTCAAGAAGGCATGGGAGGATCTGAGCGGCGCGATCGGGGCCACAAAAAACCTGATCGGCTCGCTGTTTCTGGGTGCCAATTTGACGAAGGCAAAATGGCTGACGGATATGGTCGACGGCGCGACCGAGCTGTTGCGCATGTTTCTCAGGTTGAACGAGGAGTCGAAAAAGGGTTTTCTGGCTGGGCTCGCCGACACGCCGGCCGCTACTCTATTCAAGTTCCTGATCGATGTAGGCAACCAACTTGCTGGCCTTTGGAACGATGTCCTGGTGCCGGCGGGCGAGGCGCTCGTGGGCATCGTCGAGCAGATCGCCGCGAATTTCGAGGGCGTCACGAAAACTCAGGTTGCGGCGTTCTTCATAGCGGCGGCGGTCGCTGCGGTCGCCCTGGCGGTCGCATTCAAGGGCATCGGCCTGGTGCTGTCGCCGTTCACGGCGTTGATTTCGCTGTTTGTTGGGTTTGGCCCGATCCTGATCCCGATCATCGCGCTGGTGGTGCTGTTCTGGGATCAGATAAAGGAGGGAGCGACGACGGCGGCGGCGTTGATTCCCGGCGCGCTGGCGCAAATCGGGCAATCGTTCAAGCTTTTGTTATCCGGTGATTTTGCGGGATTTTGGACTCAGTTCAGCGAGGCCGCGCTCACCGCATTCGACACCATCAAGCAGGCAATCTTACAGATTCCGTGGGCGGCGGAACTGGTTGCTACCCTCAAGGACATCGGCAAGGATCTGCCCGCAACGATTTTGCTCATCGTGGCCGCTTTCCTGGCTCTGCATAAAGCGGCCAGCCTGGTGGCACCAGTTATCAGCCGCATGTTCGGGGTGGAGATTACTGGCAGCGGCCTAATTCTGTTGGGACTGCTCGGATCGATGACAAGCGCATTTACAGCATTGTCAGCGGTGGTTACCATTGTAAGTGTGTCGTTGTTCGCTCTATTCAATGCGTTGAGATTGGTTGGATTGCTGTGGGGCTTCATTCAGGCCGGGGCTCTCGCTTTTGGCGCAAGCGCCGGGGCGGCGTTTGTTATTGCCACTTCGGCAATCCTGGCCATCATCGCCGCGCTGGTCCTGCTCTACAGCTACTGGCCGCAAATTAAACAGGCGGCAATCGATGCCGCCGATGCGATCGCGGCCAAATGGCAGGAGCTCAAGGCATTGTTTGATGCCTGGGTCACGACACCGGCCGGCAATGCGTGGCAATGGATCGTCGATTCGTTCAATGAGGTTGTGAGCTCGCTTGACGCGGCGATAGATCAAGCCATAGCCCTCATTACCTCCTGGGTCACGACGCCGGTGGCCAATGCGTTCCAGTGGATCAAAGATACGTTCAACAGCGTCTTAGGCGCTTTAGGGTTTGGCGGCGCGTCGTCGAGCGGCGGCGGCGGTAGTGGTTTTGCGGGTGGCGGGCTACTTGGCGGGCGCGGCAGCGGCACATCCGACAGCAATCTCGCATGGGTGTCGCGCGGCGAGTACATCACGCCGGCGCGCGCCGTAAGTCAGCCGGGCGTTCTGGCCTTTCTCGAGGCGCTGCGGCGCTCGGGCGGCAATTTGCGCGATGTGCTCGACGGTATGGGCCGCTTCGCGCTCGGCGGCATGATGCAGGCGCCGCTTGCGCTTCCAGCATTCGCCGGGGTTGGGATGAATCACGTCACCATCCAGTTCCCTGGATTGCCGGCCATAACCGGGTTGCGCGCCGCGTCAGATGTGGTCGATGAATTGCACAGGGCCGCAGCCATGGCGCAGGTGCGCTCGGGCGGCCGTAAGCCGAGCCGGTTTTCGTGATGCCCGCTTATACCCTCCTGGCGATCGACGGCATCGATTTCAGCCAGTACGCGGTGCGAGGGATCACCATGACGCTCGCGCCGATCGACCAGGCAAAAAATGTGGCGCGCGATTGCCGCGGCGCCTTGGCGGACATCTCGCTCGCACAATTCCGGCAGTACAAGGTGACGATCACCTGTACGGATCACGGGGTGCCGGAGCTCACCGATGTTTGGCCTGGGATGGACATCACCATCACCTGCATCCCAGGTCTCGGCGCCGCCAATACGACCGGCGACGTGCTGACCATTCTTGCCAAGGTGACGTCCTGGAATACGTCGCGCGACGAGTGGGCGGCCGAGGTGGCGTGGCAGCTTGAAGCGGAGCAACGAGCCTGATGCCGGCCGGGACACCATATTTTGCGTGGATAGATCCCGGCGAGACGGTCTTCGGGTCTGAACACCTGCGCTGGGACGAGGATGTGTTCTCGTTCACGCTCAAGCAGGCCGAGGGCGACCCGGCGAGCCTGACCATCGTCGTGCGCCGGCCGCGCAACGACGCCGGCGATGCGATCGGGTTGCTCGGCCCTGGGCGCAAGATATGGGCGTGGTTCGCGCTCGACTGTGGGCCGGACCTGATCAGATTCCGCGGCCGGCTCGTCGGTGTTCCGACCAGCATATTCGAAGAACTGGTGACGCTGGAATTCGTCGCGCGGCCGATCGACCTGGTGGCGCAGAAGGCAGCTCTTGCCGATACGCTGCGCGTGCTGCCGTATTACGATGAGGTGGTGATCGATCCGACGCGGCGCACCGATCCCGAAGTTGTGCTCGAGGGTTACAGCAAGCTTTGGCACTATGATCGCGAGACCCACATCCTCACCGTATCGGACGAGATCACCGGCGAAGACGGCCTCGTCGAATTCGACGGCGCCAGTGAAGGCGGCAAGGTGCTCTATGACGGCCTCGGCCTCACACTCACTAGCGGGCCGCTGGCGCGCGTCGATGTGAGCGCCGAGTATACCTGGACCCAGCAGGCGCAAGGCGGCGTCGATCTGACCGACTACCTGATCGACAATTGGCCTGACCGATATAAACGCTATATCACGTCATACACATTGACGGCCGATGACTGGCCGAAGCCGGGGGCCGGCATAGGCGATGGTTGGATCGTTGCCGACGCGACGGCCAGCGCACTGTTTAGCACCGAGGTCAAGAGCATCACCACGGGCAGCAACCTGACGGTGATATTTCCCGATACTTCCTGGTTCGGCCCTTCGCGCATGACCACCACGTTTAGCGAGACGAAAAGCTATACGGATGCACCGATTGGTCTGGGTTTTCCCGAACTGGTGACCAGCGACGTCATCGACGTCCAGAAAGGCTCAGTTAGTCGCAGCTATTCGGCCACAGCTGCATTTTTGCCGTTGAACTACACCAAGGTCACGCTATCGGCAGCATGCACGGGGAACCGGCAATGCACCGAGGTAGTGTCGTTCTCGCTCTATGCCGATGTCCAGCACGTTTTGACCGATCCAGAGGATGGCGAGGCGCTGCTCATCAACGATGTCAAATCGGTAAACCTGAGCGAAATGATTGATACCGATGTGCCGATTGGCGATCCACGGCGCCGGTCTTATATTGCGACCGAGCGCGGCAATCGGAGCCTCGAGCATCTGATCGCGCTGGCGCGGGCTCATTTGTTGCAACGAGCGCGGGTCGTGGAAATCGCATTTGTCCCTAAACTGTCGCGCATGGCGGAAATCACACTACGCAAGAACGCCTTTCTGGTCGAGCCGCGTGTCGGCGAGGCGCTGGGCAAAATCATCGGATATTCGCTGGCATTGGACGGCTCGGATGGTCGGATCAAATGCGAGGTTCGCATCGGCTGCGCAATCGGTCATGGCGGCTCGGCTGTCGCAGCCGGCGGGACACCGACTTATTGCAGCATCGACTATACCGGCGCCGACTATCAGCAGTTCACCAGCCGAACGGTTCTTTTCGATTCCTCGGTCGGCTATCAGCCGCCGAACGCGAATCCAAACGACGACGGAATCGAGTTCCTTTCCGTTCTCAGGGCGCAGGATGTAATCCAGACCGGGCTCGTCGTTGAAAATCCGGCTTCGGTCCAGGCGCCTATTTTGTTTAAGGCCGGCGAATTTGCCTCCGTGCCGGTCAGCGGCGCAGACCCTGAACAGATGGCGAAGATTCCGGCAGCGCGGGCCACGGCGGTCAATAACGCAATGAAACAATGCGAGACCCGCGCGACCTTTAAACTCAAGAGCATGTCTCGGCAGTTTTCGAGCGATTATC